ATCTTCAAGAATACATGATTTATTCTTAGAAGGAAAAACTGACACAGAAATTTTATCAATTATAAACCAAAACATGGAGGAACAAACCAATGAAATGTATTAAATCAATCAGAGCGTCTAAAGACGTAGAAGTCGGTGACATCAAAAGAGTTGATGACAAAACCGCAATGAACATGGTCGGCTTAAGCTGGCAATATGTTTCCAAAACAGAATGGAAACTATCAAGAGGTAAAAAAGTTGTTGAAGAAATCGCAACAGAACAACCTACAGAACAAATAGAAAAGAAACCATACAAGAAAGGTTCTAAACCAGAAAAGAAATCTAAATAATGAAAAAGTTATTGAGAAAATTAGACTGGATTTGGGATTATTATTTTGTATATTTCTTATACAATGGTAATAGAACACAAGATTACATTGATTACATGGAAAAAAAATGGGGAAAAAATGAGTAAAGAAATGGTAAATGGACCTGCTCACTATGGTGGAGCAGATAATCCATACGAAGTAATAAAAGTGTGTGAAGCTTGGGGATTAGATTGGGATGCATATCTTTTCAATGTAGTAAAGTATGTTGCAAGAGCAGGTAAAAAAGATGATACAAAAGAATTAGAAGACCTTAAGAAAGCGGCATTTTATTTAGACCGTAAAATTAAAAACTTAGAGAAATGATTATTTGGTTAACAGGACAACCTGGTTCAGGTAAGACAACAATTTGTAAAGAAATCTTGGAATTAAAAGACAATAGAATCTTTCATATTGATGGTGATGATTTGAGAGACCTGTTCGAGAATAAAGATTACTCTGAACAAGGTCGTAGAAAAAATATTGAACTTGCTCAACAAATTGCTCAATACCTTACCAATAAAGGTAAAGATGTTTTGGTATCTTTGGTTTCCCCATACAAAGACCAAAGAGATAAGTTCAAAGAAAAGATGGGGAATAACTTAGTTGAGGTCTATGTTCACACGTCTGAAACAAGAGGACGAGAAGATTTCTTTGTAAAGGAATATGGACAACCAACTGAAAATTATTTAGAAATTGACACAACAAATGAAAGTGTTGAGGAATCAACAAAAAAAGTTTTATATTACGCAAAAAATAAATTATGATTGATTTAACAATTTTCAAAAAACTAAAAACAACTTATCAAGGGGCATACCCTTTTCCATATGTTGTAATCGATAACTTCCTTCCTGAATTTGTGATGACCAAATGTCTTGAGGAGTTACAGAATCATAAAGAATGGGGTAGTAATAAAGAGAAATGGGTTGAACCATTTCAGGTAAACAAATTTTACATTCCTGATTACTATGATGATATTGAGGATGTTAAATCTAAAGTACCAATAACGGCATTAATATTGGATTATTTAAATACTCCTGAATTTTTGAAGCATTTAGAGGAGTTAACAGGTATTGAAAAGTTATATCAAGACCCATCATTATTTGGAGGAGGTGTTCACAAAATAAACAAGGGTGGGAAATTATCGATTCACATTGATTATAATAATCATCCAGCAACAAAACATAGAAGAAAGTTAAACTTATTAATTTATCTAAATAAAGATTGGGACAAAAGCTGGGGTGGTAACCTAGAACTTTGGAACAAGGAACTTACAAAAAAAGTCATAGAGGTCGAACCAATATTCAATAGGGCTGTTATTTTTACAATAGAAGACGCACCACATGGTCATCCCTACCCATTAAACTGTCCTGAAAGTGTTTCTAGATATTCTTTAGCTTTATATTATTTTATAGAAGAAGAACCTGATAAAAAACATTCAGTTATATTTTACAGAAATGAAGAGGTTGGTATAGTTGACGATAATAATGGTTCTAATAAAAATTTTAATACGAATTAATCATGAAAATACATGTAGAAGGAGACCCAAAATTAAAGAACAACCCTGGTAAACAGTATTCAATGTTTATTGGAAGATGGCAACCTTGGCACGCAGGACATAAATGGTTGATTGACCAAAGATTGGAACAAGGAAAGAATGTTCTCATCCTTATTAGAGACATTGTACCTGATGAGAAAAATCCATTTACCGCACAAGAAGTTGAAAACAATATTAAAAAAGAGTTGTGGCGACTTGTTGGTGAAGAAAGAGTTAAGGTTATGGTTATACCTGATATTGAATCAGTAAACTTCGGAAGAGGAGTTGGTTATGATATCATAGAACACATACCACCACAAGAAGTCAGTGAAATATCTGCAACTAAAATTAGGGAACAATTAAAACAAGAAGGAAAGTTATGATAGAAGATTATGTTGGTAAGGTTATTAATGGGGATTGCATTGAAGTGATGGCGAAGATGCCCGAATCTTCTGTGGATTTAATTGTAACATCACCACCTTATGGTGTTGGTATTGCATATGACTCATTTAACGACGACATTGAATTTGAACAATATAAATTATTCAGTGCTAGTTGGTTAAGAGAGGCGTATAGAGTATTAAAAGATGATGGTAGAATTGCTTTGAATATTCCTTATGAAATTAACAGGCAAGACAAAGGTGGAAGAATACTTATGGTGTCTGAACTTTGGCAAGTTATGAAGAGTATTGGATATAAGTTTTATGGTATTGTGGATTTGGAAGAGAATTCACCACATAGAAGTAAGACTACTGCGTGGGGTTCTTGGATGTCACCATCGGCACCTTACATCTATAACCCAAAAGAATGTGTGTTGTTAGCATATAAAAAAACTCATATAAAGAAGATTAAAGGAGAACCTGAATGGGTTGGTGAAGTTGTAGATGTTGAACAGGAAGACGGAACAACAAAAAAGAAAACAGTATATCAAGATGAACATAAGAAAGAATTTATGGAGTTGGTTTACGGACAATGGGATTACTTTGCAGACACAAAACAAATGACTAAAGCAACATTCTCAATGGATATTCCGATGAAAGCTATTAAAATTCTTACATATAGGAACGATATTGTTCTTGACCCATTTACAGGTTCTGGCACAAGTATTTGTGCGGCTGAGATTGGTGGACGTAGATGGATTGGGATTGAATTGAGTGATAATTACTCTAAAATTGCGAAAGAAAGAGTTCAACATTTTGTAGATAAAAAGAAACAAACAAAATTAGATTTATAATAAAAGGGTCATTAGACCCTTTTTTTTATTATATGGATATTTATAATAAAATCTTATAATGCCTGATATTATTCTTACGGAAAGACAATTAAGAAGTATTACAAAAAAAATACAAGAAGAAAGACAATTAAATGAATCTTCTGGTTGGAATACTTTTTTTGATATTGTCGGAATATTTGACCCTACAGGAGTTGTTGACTTGGGAAATGGAATTTCATATTTGACCCAAGGAGATTATTTATTTGGATTTTTATCTGTAGTATCTGCGGTACCATATCTTGGTGACTTGGCAGCAAAACCTTTAATGGGTGCACTTAAAGTTGGAGGACCAGCAGTAAAAGGTGTTGACGAAGCTTTGAAACTTTCAAAGTTAGGTAAAGAGACTGAAGCGTTGGCGATGTTAGACAACTTGAAAGGTACTCCTGTTGTTGGAAAATTTATCGAAAGTAGTAAAGGATGGGGTGGTACGTTAAAAAGAATTGTTGGTAATTTACCAGGTGGATTACTTAAAGGTTTTAGAACAACATTACTTGATTGGATATCACTATTTGAAAAATCTGCAGCGGGTGGAAAGTTAATAAAGACAGGAGCAAAAGAATTAAGCTCATCTTGGAAAACACTATCAAGTGCTGAAAAAATAGCCGAACTTGAAAAATTAAAGGCAATTAGTAAAGATACAGGATTGTTTACTAAGTTTAGAAATCCTAATATGGGAATTTCTTCTAAGTATATTTTTGGCGGTATGCCTCAATTGATTGGAAGAAATAGGTCCGTACGTTCTTTGATGAGAAGAAGTAAATGGTGGTTAGGGTTCTTAGATTGGGTTGGATTAGGTAACTGGGTTGGACCTGATGAGATTGCGAGTAAAATGGGTGAAGAAGAGTTTGTTAGAAAAATGGAACAATATAATCAAACTCCACAAGCTAAACAAAATTTTTCAGACCAATTCCAAGACGGTAATCAGGCGTTGATACCACAGGCGGAAATAACTCCAAATAGTGTTCCAACAC